CGCCATCGAACGTGTCGCGTGAAAGCGCCCAAGGCACGACGCCCCAGGGCCGACGGGCACCGAACCACAGCGCCTCGCCGGTCGGAAGGTAACAAAGCGAGATTCCGCCGGTCGTGAGCGCCGGAGCGCCAACCTTGCAAACGATCACGTTGGTCGCACCAGGGCGCGGGAAGAACTTCGACGCCGCCGACGGTTCGGCGGGCATCGGCTTCTCCCACGGCGGAAGCGGGAGAAGATCAAAGAAGTCGGGATGAACCCAGTCGTCGGAGCCGATGTGGATGACGTAATCGGCACCGTTGTCGAGCGCGTGCTTGAACCCGGCGTTGAACTTCGCGCCAAGTCCTCGATCGTTGGGGAACTCAACCCGGTCGAAGCCGTAATGTTCGGCTATCTCCAGGTTGTCATCGTCGCCCACGATGACGCCGTGGGCTGAAAGCCCGCGCGACGTCAGTTCGTCGCAGAGCCAGCGCCTTTCAGCAAGCGCCAACTCCGTCACGGCGAACCGACGCCACGCGGGGCTAACCAGCCAGATGTTCACGCCGTGTCAGGAAAGCGTGACCCGAGCGGTCGCGAGGCATCCACCCCGGACGACCTTGGCACCATAGAGGTGGAGGCCCCTGATGCCGTCGCCGAACTGGTTCTCCAGGCGAAGCGCTTCGGTCTCGGCGATCTGGTCGGCGAACGTGGCTGCCATCCGGTGACCGGCCAGGACGTCGATGTCCGTGGAAACGGTCGTGCCGTATGGAACCGTGTTGCTCTCCATCACGTCGAACCCGGCGATACGGCCCAGAGCGCCTTCCTTCAGCGCCATCCCGCTGTCCGCCGCCGCCGAAGCGTCGATGAACCGGGGATCGGCCAGGACGTAAGCCGAGATCTCCGGGGAGACCACGACCCAACGACCGGCCTTCGGGCAGTTGGCACGATTGAGCGCCGTCCTCATCGGGAGGAAGACCTCATCGTAAACCTCGTCGGCGTCCGCAACGGAAACCTCGCCGAGATCGTTCGACGCACCGGCGACCAGAAGGGCCGACAGATACGAATCGACGTCCTGCGCGAGGGCGTGGGCGGCATCCGACGTCGCCTGAGCGACGAAACCGGGGAGCGCCTGCCGACGGTCGATGTCATCCACCGTGAAGGCGAAGTAATCGGCCTGATCGACGACGAGCGTGCGATCGTTGTCGGAAAGCAGATCCCAGGAGATGTCCGTGTTCTTGGTGTAAGAACGCGTGGCGGGAGCACCGAAGTCGATGATCCGCACCGTGTCGCCAGCTGCGGAGATGTTGCCCTCGTAATCCCGGTTGAGCAGCCCGCCATAGACGAGCGAATCGCGAAGAGCGACCAGGATCGCGGGAGACCAGATCTCCGGCTGGAACTTGGTGATAGCCATGAGCTATCCCTTTCTTTGTGTGTGTTGACGGCCGACTAAAGCAGATGGTTCAGCTTGCCATCGGCGAGGTGCTTTGCAACCTCTTCCGGCGACATCGCTGCCACAGCTTCGGCCGTGATCTGGTCGGACGAACCGCCACGGGCGCCCTGATCGGCGTCCTCGGCCTTCGTCTCTCCGACGAACTCCGGGATGTCCTTGAAGAGCGCCTTGATGGCCTCTTCGACTCCGCTGACCTCGCCGTCGTCGCCAACGGTCAGCCCCGTCTTGTCCAGGGCGCGGAAGACGGCCTCGCCGTTCTTCGCTCCCTGCTTTGCCGCTTCCGCAAGAACGGTCGCCCGAATCAGACGCTCGTTCGACTTGGAGACGGCTTCGGCGGCCTTCGCCTCAGCCTTCTCCCGTGCAGCGTTCGCTTTCTCCAGCTCGCTGGCGTTCGCGGCCTCGATCTCGTCGAGACGAGCGGCCTTCGCCTTCATCTCGTCGAAACCTTCGTACTTCGCTCGCTCACGGGCCAGACGACGCTCAACGATCGCGTCAACCTCTGCCTGCGTGAGCTTGGCGGCACCGCTGTCGTTCGAGCTTTCCTCGGCCGCCTTCGCGGCGGTCTCGGTGTTCTCGGTGCCTTCGGCGGAATCCGCCATGTTGCCTCCTCTTCGGAGTTTGGTCGAACCCGGCGTTTGAACGCACGCCGTGGCGTTTCTTAGATGGGCGTTCGCTCCATGCTCGCAAGCAGGAGTTCGTTCGGCTCATTCTCTTCGAGCCAGGAAAGAACGGCCGCAACGCGGACGCGCTCTTCCGACTTATCGACGCCCAGAGTTTGAAGCAGCTGCGCGACCGTGAAGATCGGCGGCTCTTCCACGAGGCCGTGAAGGCCGTCGTCGGGATCGCTGAACTTGTCGTATCGAATCACATCTCCACCGGCTTCGTCAACACGGTCGTTGCCCCTTTCTTCTCCACGATGATCCAGCCTTCGCCCTTAGCCGCGTAATATTCCTCGGAGCCGTAAGCGAGTTCCTTCTTCGCCATCGTGACGTGGCTTTTCGGGACGACTTTCTTCATCACGGTCTTCCCACCGGCGCCCTGCTGGAACGTCGTCCATCCCTTCGACTTCCAATGATCGACCATCCACGACGGGACGTGCTCGTAAAGCGTCTGGGTCGGATCGGCCGTCACGGGCTGCTTCGCACCGGACGCGACCGACGCTTCGGCCTTCTTCCGTTCCGCCACGGCGGACTTCCTCAACGATTCGAGGATCGACCGGTTCGTGGACGCCTGGGCGGGCGAAAGCTTCTCAAGCTGAAGTTCCATCTTCAACTTGACGCCGAACTTTGTTTGCTCGACGGACTTGATCACCAGCTGAGTTCCACGGGGAAAGAGGACTTCGTATTCTTGTGTGTACAGGGACGAACCCTTTCGAGCGTTCATGTAAAGGGCACGAGCGCCTTCCGGCACGTCGATCTCCATCAGAACGCCGCGGTTGGCGCCGAACTTTCCTGCCACTTCGGGCTTCAGCGAGGTCGAAAGATACGCGTCGTCCGACCAAACCGTGCCAACCAGATCATCCAGGTTGGACGTCCCGAACTTCTCTTGCAACCTTTCGGGCGACGCCCGACCGGCGCCACGGTAAACCTTCATCCGATAGCCGGACGTTTCAACGAACGCCGTGTCCAACGTCTCGATCCTCGAGATCAGATCGTGAGGTTCGACCTGGCCTGCCATCGAGCGCTTTCGGAGAGAATCGTTCATCCGGTGGAATCCACTGCTCTGATAAAAGCTGATGGACTGCCGCTGCTCGTTGGAGAGATTCGCCTCGAAGTTCTTCCATTCCGGCTTCGTGTTGAGCTTCCGGGTGACGGTTCCGACTTGCTCCGCCGATTTGACGGTGTGGCCTTCGAGAATGTCCACGCCATACATCGGCACTTCGCCGTCCGGCGTCAAGTCCTTCTTCGGATCGAGGCGAGGCGCGCCAAGACCTTTCTCCGTGGCCTTCGGCGTCTTCGGGTGGAACGGCATGTTCGCGTGCTCGTCGCCCTCGAAAACGGGCGCCACTCCACAGGAACAATGCTCGTGGATCGGCATCAGGTTCGACGTGTGATAAAGCTTCTGGGCCGCCTCGCGGCAGAGGGCGCAATCCTTCCCGCCGGTGACGCGACGCCACCCGACGATCTTCTTACCATGCTGCATGACCGAGATGGTCTTGCCCGGCGCCTTCTGAGAAGCGGCCGACTCCGTCGCCGCATCGACGACGTGGAAGCCTTTGTCGGTCAGAACGCCCCACTTCTGCCCGGTCGGGTTCTTCGACTTGATCTCTTTGACCGAGTCAACGTGAAGCGTCTTGCCGGGTGTCTTCTGGGACGCCTTCGACATCGTCTCGGCCTCGACGATGTGGAATCCCTTCTCCGTTTGAACGCCCCAGAGCTGCTTGCCGGACGGCGTGTCAGGCATTGTAAGCCTCGATCCACGCCACAGCGGCGTGCGTCTGCGCCAGCGTCAAGTGCGTCGCGATCATGCTCTCGACGAACGATCGTGCCTTGTTGTCCGCTTCCTTGAAGTCGTCGCCGCGGGAAAGGTGCCAACCGAGAACGCCGAACGGCCTGTCATAGATGCCGCGCGGGTCTTCGCCCAAGATCTCGGCCAGGTCAAAGTCACCGTCGGTGCTGGGCGTTTCGAGTTCGGGATCGTTCGACGCCAGCCGTGCCCGATGTGTGAAGGACGCATCGACCAAGTCGGCCATCGCCCTCATGCCGCCTTCAGCGAGGCCGACAGCCGGGCCGATGAACGTTTCCCGCTCACCCCACGTCCGGTTCGTCCACGCGTCGCCGCACGCGAGGATCGTCCGCTCCATCAGGGCACGGCGCTTTTCCTCGAACCTGGCGCCGAAGTTCACTGCTCGGCCGGAGCCTCTTCGGCCGGAGCCTCAGGTGGCGCTTCCGGCGTCGGAGCCGGTGCCAGGCTGTCGATGAGCGCGGCCTGAACCTGCGCCTTCAGCATCCGGGTGATCTGAACCTGGCTGTATCCAAGATCTTCGAGTGCCTGCTCGCGCGAGATGAGCTTTGCCTCGAACTTCTTGATCACGGCGTCCGCCCGTGCGGCTTCGCTTTCGGTCTCGGCGTCGGCCCAGACGACTTCGCTATCGACGGACGGCTCGGCGTTCTTGTCGAACTTCCGTGCCAGCTGCATGACCTCCTCCAGCGCCTCGCCGAAAGCGGTCTGCTTGCGGCCGATCTTGCGGACGAGGCCCGATTCGGACGACTTGATCGCGTCGCCGGACGGGTTCTGGCCTTCCGGCAGAAGATAGTGCTTCGGCGTTCGAGTGACGACCGCCAGGTGCGCGACCTTCTGCTCGATCGCCTTGATATACCCGTCCATGTCGGTCTGGCTGAATTCACCGAGCTTGACATCGGGATCCTCGGTCGCCCAGAGCTTGTCGATCGCGGTGTCCCACGGATCCTTCAGGTCGCCAGTGTTCTCATCTTCGGCCAGCTTGATGCCGACGGCCCAACGCTGGCGGTGGGCGCCGAAGTATCCCGCCAGAGCGAGAAGGAAGAGGAACCCGTTGATCTGGTTCTGGACGGCGCACGCGTCGGCGATCTCGCTTTCACCTTCGGTCAGAAGGCGGCCACGGTTGCGCAGAGGGATGATCGGCACGACGCCGGCCTTGTTCACGACGAACTGGCTGGCGCCCGCGAACTTCTCCCATTTGTGCTCTTCGCCGGAGGATCGGCGCGCAGCGGCCGTGCCAAGTTCCGCGTCATCCAGCGAACGCTGGAACTTGTAAACGCCGTCGGGAAGATAGACGGTCGCCCGCTCCAGTTTGGCGAACTCATCCTTCCAGACCTTCAGCGCGGCTTCGCGCTCCAGGAAGTTAGATCCAGGCGTATAGGCGACGATCGTTTCCGTGGCGTCCTCGACGCGAATGTCCGGGAAGCCGTCGCCGTCGGCGTCGCCCCAGACGGAGATATAGCTGACGCCTTTCACGAGCGAATCCAGGAAGGCCATCCGCGACAGGCTATCCATCTGGTTCGCCTGCCAGATGTCCCAGGAAGGCTTGTCGGCCTGAAGGTCGTTCGACGCCGACAGCCGGAAGCCATCGACCTGAAGGCGCTCATCGACGACATCGACAAGGAGCCGCATGAAGTTCGACCGGCTTTCCTCCAGCATCCTCCGGAACTCCGTGCGCATCTTGTCCGCGTGCGCCGGTGTAAGGAACGGCAGCGGGTGGTCGCCCGTGTAATAAGCTTCCAGCTCCTTCATCGACCCCGCTCGTGCCATGAGCTTCGGGTAGAGCCGGTTCAGCCACATGAGCGCCGTGCTCTGATCAGCTGCCAACTTGTCTCCTTATCGGAATCCGCCGTGTCGGAACGCCTTCTTGGCCGTTTCTCCAGCCGCGATGCAATCGCCACGGGCCTCCCACGAAAGAACGGCAGCCATCGCGGCGTCCATCTTGCGGGGAGAATCGGGTCGGTCTTTGGCGATCGTGTGCATCTGTCGATGCTGATCGTCATAGACATTGACTTTCTGCCGTCTCGCGTTCTTCAGGTGCCGGATGAACGCGTCCGTTCCAGCGAAGCTGGTGTTGGCCGCTCCGATCGCTTCGGAGAAGCCCCGAACAGAATGGGCGATCTGACGAGGGCGGTTCGTTCGCCACTCGATCACACGCTTCGGGCCGTATCGACCGATCCAGATGTTGACCCAATCCTCGACATACTGCGGATCAACATACATCCGCCAGACGTCGTAATCCGCGAAGACTTCTTCGATGGCGCCGTCGATGAGATCAAACGGGTGCTCGTAAGCGTCATCGGCGCCTTCCGGGCGCTCCCAGATACCGACGGGCCACTGAAACCCGGTGATCACGTCGGTGGCGACGACCGCCAGGGCGTCTGCGAACCGGGCGCCGTCCATCCCGAGCACGACGCGGTTCGCTGGGTCGCCTGCCATCCGGTCGCCG